ATATTTCTTAACTTCATCAGAAGTAAGTCCTCTTATACCACCCATTTCAAACGCTAAATCAATGAATTTATCTTCTAATTCTACCATATCTCTAGCTGTTTGATAGATAGTTTTCTTAAATTTATCAGTCCATACTTTAGGATTTTCTTTAATTAATGTTTTAAATAATTTAATCATACTTTCAACGTGGTGTGTTTCATCTCTAATACTCCAAGTTACTATCTGACACATACCCTTCATTCTTCCATATCTTTGAAAGTTAAGTAGCATAACAAAGGACGCAAATAATTGTAGTCCTTCACCAAATGCAGAGAAACAAGCTATGTCTCTAAGGAAACCTTCAACTCCTTTTCCTTTATCTTTAAATAAATAAGTATGTTTATTAGCCATTTCTTTGTATTCTTGAAAGGCTTTGAAATCTAATAATGAAGGTTCACCAAGTGTATCATTGAGTAATGAATAAGCGTGAGCGTGATTAGCTTCACTGGTTGCAAAAGAAGACAACATCATTCTAACTTCAGGTGGTTTAAATTTAGGAATATAGTTATCTAAATAGGCTTTAGCTATATCCACATCACCTTGAGTAAAGAATTTTAATATTTGATTTATTAAATTTTTCTCTTCTTTTGTTAATCGTTCATTCCAATCTCTTATGTCCTCGTGTAAAGGAACTTCACTAGGAAGCCAGTGCATTTTTTGCATAGTATCATATGCGTTAAAAGCCCAGTCATAATCAAATGGCTTGTAATAATTTCTTTCTGTAAATAAACTCATCGTGTTAATAATTCAATCCCTTCTATAATAACTAATGCTCCTAATTCTAATGCTAAAATGGTATGATAAATAGTCCATAATACTGTTTGCTTTTCTTTATTAACATATATTACTTTTTTATTATCAGTATATTCTACTTGTATAACATCAGGTATTTTCTTAATCTCTTCCATTATCACTCACACGCTAAACAATCCGCATCAGGAAGAATCTCTCTTTTGATTTTCTGTGATACTAATTCTGCTCTTTTAATTGCTTCAGAACGACAGTAGTAAAGAGTTTTTAATTTACGTTTCCAAGCTATCATATGTATATCGTGTAGTTCTTTTATATCCACATCAGCAGGTACGAATACATTAACACTTTGAGCTTGACAAATAAACTTCTGTCTATCTGCGGCGTGTTCTATTATCCATTGTTGATTTATCTCAATAGCAGTTTTAAAAATATCTTTTTCATAGTCTGATAACTCTTTGAGATGCAAGACCGAGCCTCTTTGAGAGACAATGGACGACCATATATCATCATTATTTATTCCTTTCTTTTCTAATAGTTTTTCTAAAAATTTATTCTTAACTAAAAATGAACCTGACATTGTTTTCTGAACATAAGCGTTAGCTCTGTAAGGTTCTATTGATGGTGAAGTAGTACCACAAATAATTGAAGATGATGCGTTAGGTGCTATAGCTAATAGATGAGAATTACGCATACCTGTTCCTTCCATATCAGGAGCTTCTCCTCTTTTAACTGCTAACCTTTTTGATTCAGCAACAGCTTCCTCTTTTATCTTTTTAAATATTTGTAAGTTTTTTGATTTAGCTAAAGCAGATTCAAATGGAATGTTTTGTGATTGTAAATAAGCGTGAAAACCCATAGTACCTAAACCAATACTTCTTTCATTGTTGGCACTAAATCTAGCTTTAAACAATTCATCGGGTGCATAGTCAATAAAGTATTGTAGTACGTTATCTAAGAAGCGAATCATATCAGGAATAAATAAACTATCTTTTTTCCATTCTTCATATTTTTCTAAGTTAAGGGAAGATAAACAACAAACGGCTGTTCGTGTTTTATTAGTAGGTAGGGTTATTTCGGTACAAAGATTAGAGTGTTTAACACTTAATCCTAAATCTTTTTGTGTTTGTGGTAGTCCTTCATTTATAGTATCTGTAAAACAAACATAAGGCTCACCTGTAGCTACACGATTCTCTAAAATTTTTTGCCACAAATCTCGTGCAGATATTGTTCTTACTTTTAATTTTGTATGTGGGTCTATTAAACTCCAACTGTCATCATAGGTAGGTTCTTTAATACATTTATCTATAAGTTCCATAAAAGTATTAGGAACATTAACTCCGTGATGTAAGTTTAAACATTTTCTATGTATGTCACCACCACTAGGTTTTCTTATATCTAAAAATTCTAATATTTCAGGGTGTGTTATATCCATATAAGCGGCATAACTTCCTCTTCTAGTTTTACCTTGTGAGAAAGCTAACATTTCTGAATCTACAACGTGCATAAAAGGAATAACACCTGAAGATTGAGAACCACCTGAAGTTGCTGTGCCATCAGACCTAACATCTCCCCAATATCCTGCAATACCACCACCAACAGAAGCTAACCAAGCGTTTTCTGTGTAGTGTTCAGCAAGTTCACCTCTACTATCGCCAACATAACTTAAAAAACAAGAGATAGGCATACCTCTTTTAGTTCCTGCATTACTTAAAATAGGAGTAGAAAACATACACCAAAGATTAGAAACATACTCATACATTCTTTGTGCCATTTCATCACTATCAGAAAAGGCTTGAGACGCTCTCATAAAAGCATCTTGAGGTGACTTCTCATCAGGTAATAAATACCTATCCTTTAAAGTAGTCTTGCCAAAGTCTGTTAGTAAATTGTCTCTTTCGTAATCCATTTTTTAAAATTGTCCTGAGTTGGGTGTGTTGTTTGCTATATCATCTAAGAATTTTTCTGTTTCTTTATCTATAGGTTCTAAGTCTTCTTGTAATTTTTCTGATTCTGTTTTTTCTTTTTTAAATATTCTATCCCAACCTTTTTTGTAGGATTCAGTTGGTTGATGTATCGGATTTCCTGCCAAATTACGATTCTTATTGTTGTAGTTATATCTATTATCCGCCATACATTTTAATCCAACCTTGAGATTCCATTTTCCATTGTATATCTTCTTTACTTTTATAATTTTCCATATGTTTAACTTTAAAAAATCCCGCATCAGGCTGATACAGTTCCCACATATAAACTTTATGTGTTGTAACTAAATCTGCTGACATACCATCAAAGTCGTGAGCAATATTGTTAAGAACTAACTCTTTAAGTTCTTTAACTTTTGTCACATAATGATATGCGTGAGTTTTAATATCTTTTTTTGTAGTGATTGTTGTAGCAAAATCCAAACTACTATATGCTTTCGCATAACTGTTATGACTTATTGCTAAACTAGAACCACTTGATAATAATGCAAATTCACTACACCCACTTAGTAAACTAAATAGGATTGTAAATTTTAATATCTGTTTTCCTGTCCATCGTAACATATTTTATTTTCCCTTCGGGTTCAAATTGTTTTAAAGAATCAAAGACAATAGTCTTATCAAAATCTTTACAACTGTAAACGTCTAATTGTAATAATGAAGGGACAACTTCGTCCCAACAATGTAACGAAATATGAGAAGTTTGTAATAAAGCAAAACCTGTTAAGCCACTAGCACCTTTTACATCTACATAGTGAGCAACGGGTTGCCCTAATCTTTTCATACCAATCGCTGATACTAATTTTCTTAACCACTTTCTTACGAAACGAATATCTTTTGGTGGTTTATTTATATTAGCTCTTATAATTAAATGATTATGTTTAACCATTTTTATACAGACCTTTCTGTCGTTCTTCAGCTTCCTCTTCTTTTGTTTGTCCAGTAAGTTTTAATTTTATCTTTCCTTCAGGCTGTGTTTCCTGTTCTATTAATAAATCAATATACTGTTTAGCTTTCTTTAAGTCGTCTATCTGTGCTTCTTTAGTGTCGTGTTTATAACGCCAACGACAAATATATTTAATAGCATTACCTTCGGCATACGGAATATTATTCTGCATAACAAAAGTAATAGGTTCTATTTTAAATCTAAAGTAGTGAGGTGGGTGTTTTATTTTATCTGCCATAACTTGACCCTTCCCGTCTTCTTATTGTATTCTTTATGTCTAAGAATATGTGCAACTCTAGCTTGTTGTAGAGCCTCTTTCTTAGTAAAGCCTTTAGCCTTATAAGCTC